TGATTCAACTACAGAGAACATACTGTCCATTAGAAGAAATTTCAACGCCGACGACCCAATGAAAAACAAGATTGAATATTTTGTTCATTTCAAGTTTTTACCAGGTCTAGGATTTTACGGTTTCGGTTTAACTCACATGATTGGTGGGTTATCGAAAGCTTCCACGTCTATACTAAGACAATTGATAGATGCTGGGACTCTCTCCAATTTGCCTGCTGGTTTCAAGACTCGAGGCATCCGTATACGTAATGAGGATGAACCCATACAACCTGGTGAGTTCAGAGACGTGGATGCACCAGCAGGCTCTTTGCGAGATGCAATACAGCCATTACCATTTAAAGAGCCAAGCGGTACTTTGTTATCGTTATTAGGATTATTAGTACAATCAGGACAAAGATTTGCCTCTATAGCTGAGATAGCCGTAGGTGAAGGTAACTCGCAAGCCCCAGTAGGGACTACTTTGGCCTTGATGGAAAAATCTACAAAAGTTTTAAGTGCAATACACAAGCGTTTACACAACGCGCAAAAAAAAGAATTTGGGTTGTTATCAGACATCTTTGCTCAGAGCTTGCCGCCGACTTATCCCTATTCAGTCTCAGGTGGTATCAACGAAGTCAAGCAAAGTGATTTTGACGGGCGCATCGACATTTATCCTGTTAGCAACCCAGATATTTTTTCTACCAGTCAACGTATAGTTATGGCCCAAGAGATGATGCAGTTGGTTCAGTCAAATCCTCAAATACACGGGCCAGGTGGAGTCTACGAGGCTTACAAAAGAATGTACGCTTCATTGGGCGTAGACAACATCGACCAACTGCTTCTTCCACCGCCTCCTGATCAGCCTCCTGCTATGGAGGCGGGCATGGAAAATAGTAGTCTAATGATGGGCGCACCAGCTCAAGCTTTCATACAACAAAACCATGATGCACATATAGCTGCTCATGTGAGTCTACTAAGCTTACAACCCGTACAAACTAACGCGCAGGTACAGGCTAATATAATTTCTCATAGTATGCAGCACTTACAAATGAAGGCCGATGTGATAGCGCAACAACAAATGCCACCTGAAGTCTTACAACAATATCAACAGTTGCAACAACAGGCGCAACAAGTTTCTCCTGTTGAAGCACGTCAAATGCAAGAGCAAGCGCAAAATATATTGGCGCAATTTAGCGCACCTATCATGTCTGAATTAGTTATACAGTTCTCGCAACAGATTGGTACACCTCAAGAAGAAGATCCTCTAGTCACTATAAGAAAACAAGAACTAGCCTTGAAAGGACAACAATTAAACCAAGAGCAACAACAGTTTGTTCAAAAAGAAGAACAACGTGCTATGGATCAAATGCGTCAAGATCAGATAGATCGCGAACGTATAGAGACTCAACGAGATATAGCTGAAATGAAGGACGATACGACGAGGGATAGACTCGACCAACAAAAAGAACTAAAATTAATTGATCTTGGATTAAGGGAACTTTAATTATGATAAAAAGAACTGATGTAAATCAACAGAAAACTCCAACCGTATTGGATGGCAAACAGTCTTACTCTAACAAAGGCACTTTGCAAACTAAAAAAGCAGAGTCTTTTGATGCCAACACCACACCAAAACCAGGTATGGGTAAAGGCAAAGCTAGAGGAGTGGGTGCAGCTGAGTTTGGTGGCAAGTTTTCTGGAATTTATTAATGGATTTTATTTGGTTTGCAGAGGCTTTTCAAAAGCTTCTGAAAGAGAAAAAACAATCTTTAGAAGATTTGATTCTTAACGGAGCCAAAGATTTCCAAGAATATAACTATCTACGTGGTCGTCACAACGCTATCGAAGACGTAGAGCAAGAAATTAAAGCGTTGCTAGAAAGGAGTGTACAAAACGATGAAAGAGGTACTGGTACCTGATCATATCGCAAGGGAGGTTGAAGCTGAAAAGTCGCAACCAGAAGAGGAAAAAACAGAATTAGATCAAGCATACGTCAAATCCGATGACCGTGTCCTAGATCCCACACTATTAGATAAATCCTATTTAGAACGTATGCCTCAACCGACAGGTTGGCGCTTATTGATATTGCCCTATAAAGGTAAGTCAGTAACCAAAGGCGGTATTGTTTTAGCAAAAGAAACTGTAGAAAGAGAATCACTAGCTACCGTAGTAGCCTACGTAGTTAAGATGGGACCTCTTTGTTACGCGGATCAGAATAAATTTGGCGATACCCCTTGGTGCCAAGAAAAACAATGGGTATTAATTGGTAGATATGCAGGTGCTAGGTTTAAGCTTGGCGACGATGCAGAGTGCCGTATTATTAACGATGACGAAGTCATTGCAACTATAGAAGACCCTGACGATATAGTTAGTGTCTAACATGAGGAATTATCATGCAAGAAAACGAAGCAATACAGACTGAGGAAGAACAAGAAGCTACCGAAGTCGTAGAACTAGATGAAGTTGAGCAGGATTCTGAATCTGAACAAGTCGCAGCTCCTATTGAGGATGTTTCTGTAGAAGAAACAAAAGCAGATCAGGAACAAGACGAATTAGAGGATTACTCTAAAAATGTTCAAAAAAGAATCTCTAACTTAACTAAAAAGATGCGCGAACAAGAACGCGCAGCTCAATCAGCATACGAATACGCTAAAAATTTACAGGCAGAGAATGAAGCCTTAAAAAAGAACACGTCGCAATACGCTGAAAACTACCAATCAGAAGCAGAAAGCAGGTTGAAAGCGCAAAGAGCGCAAGCCAACGCTGTTCTTAAATCTGCTTACCAAGATCAAGATTGGGACAAAGTTACCAAAGCTCAAGATATTCTCGACAAGATTACTGTTGAGGAAAGTAAAATAGCTAATGGTACATTGTCTATTCAGCCAACAACTGAGTATCAAGAGGTACAAGCACCACAAGGTTTACAACAACCTGCACCAGCTCCGCAACCAGACCCAGCAGCAGAAGATTGGGCTAGTCAAAACGAATGGTTTGGTGAAGATGAGGCTATGACTTTAGTAGCTTTTAACATTCACAGGAGATTGATCGAAGAGGAAGGGTTTGATACAAATGATCCAACATACTATACTGAGATCGATAAACGTATAAGAGCTGAATTTCCACATAAGTTTAGTGGTGGAGGAGAAGCAGAACCTAAAGGTAAAATACAGCAGACTGTAGCACCCGCAGGTAGAAGCGAAAGCTCTGGACGCAAACGGCAAGTGAGGCTTACCAAAGCCGAAGTCGAAATGGCACGTCGTTTGAATGTACCGTTACAAGAATATGCTAAACATGTAAGAAGGTAGACAAATGACAAACGAAATAGAACAAAACGGATCAACAGATGTGCAAGCATCTACTGAAAACAGAACATCACGTTCTGCTGAAACTCGAGCAAAAGATACTGCTCGCAAACCTTGGCGTCGCCCCCAAATGTTGGACACTCCAGAGCCACCTGAAGGATATGAATACAGGTGGATAAGAGCTGAAATCGTTGGACAGGAAGATAGAAAAAATGTAACTGCTAGGCTTAGAGAAGGTTTCGACCTTGTTAGAGCTGAAGAGTTAAATGGCTTCGAGATTCCCACGCTTGACGATGGAAGACACTCAGGAGTAGTTTCCGTGGGTGGTTTGCTTTTGGCCAAGATTCCTACTGAAACGCGAAATGAAAGAAACGCCTACTTTTCTAATCGCGCTCAATTGCAACAAGACGCAATTGACAATGATTTAATGCAGGAATCAGATCCAAGCTCTCCGATTTTAAAACCAGAGAGAAAAACAAGCGTAACTTTTGGTGGTGGTAATCGTGAGTGATTATCACTGTAATTAAATTAAATAACTGAATAAGGAAAACTTATTATGGCAAATAAAGATGCACCTTTCGGGTTTCGTTCAGTAGGCAAAAAAGGTGGCGGCGTCGCAAACGGCGGTGTCACTGAATATTCTATTGCTTCTGGCGCAACTGGAGACATTTTTTCAGGCGACCCAGTTAAGATGTTGAACACTGGTACTATTTTAGTAGCTGGTGCAGCAACAACTTTATTGGGAATATTCAGAGGATGTAAATTTACAAATAGTTCAGGTGAAGTGATTTTTTCATCACATTTCCCTACTACTACTGTATCCTCTGATATTGTTGCTTTTGTTGAGGATGATCCTGATACATTATTTGAAGTGCAATGCACTGGTTCTTTAGCGCAAACAGCTGTAGGTAACAACGTCGAGTTAGCTTACACTGCTGGCTCTACAAAAACTGGTATGTCTGCGGCAGAAATTTCTTCTACCACGGCAGCAACTACGGCTCAATTTAGAATTGTTGGATTCTCTACTGACCCTTCAAATAGTACAACTGGATCAGCTAACATAAATGCAATCGTATACATTAACGAGCATTTCTATACCACAGTAACGGGAGTTTAATAATGGCAATTAATAGAGCGCAATTAGCGAAGGAACTAGAGCCTGGATTGAACGCCCTTTTTGGGATGGAATACTCCAGGTATGAAGCTGAACATGCTGAAATTTTTGATACGGAAACTTCTGACAGAGCGTTTGAAGAAGAAGTTCTAATTTCAGGTTTCGGTAATGCAGAAGTAAAAGCTGAAGGAACAGGCGTTAGATTTGATAACGCTTCTGAAGGCTATACTTCACGTTACACACACGAAACAGTTGCTTTGGCTTTTGCATTAACAGAAGAAGCTGTTGAAGATAATCTATATGACAGACTTGGTGCTAGATACACTAAGGCGTTAGCTAGATCAATGGCAAATACCAAACAAATTAAGGCTGCTGCTGTATTGAACAATGCGTTCTCTACAACAGGAGGCGATGGTAAAGCTCTTATAGCAACAGATCACCCCATGAGTGGTGGTGGTACTCTTGCAAACAGAGCAACTACTATGGCAGATCTTAATGAAACTTCATTAGAAGATGCTTTGATTTCAATATCAACATTTACTGATGACAGAGGTTTGACTATTGCTTTGAGAGGAATGAAACTAATCGTTCCACCTCAACTTCAATTTGTTGCAGATAGATTACTACAAACCCCAGGGAGAGTAGGAACTTCTGATAATGACATCAATGCAGTAAGAAACATGGGAATGTTACCTGACGGTTACGTAGTGAATCACTACTTGACTGATACAGATGCTTTCTTCATCAAAACTGACTGTCCAGATGGATTCAAGCACTTTGAAAGATCACCACTTTCTACAGCGTTAGAAGGTGATTTTGATACTGGAAACATGAGATACAAAGCTAGAGAGAGATATTCTTTTGGATTCTCTAACTTTAGAGCTGTATTCGGTTCTCAGGGAGCTTAATAGCTTAGTAGTCACCGTCACCCGACTACTAGGAGGAAGGGATGTTTCGGCATCCCTTTTTCTTGCCTGATTGTTTTTATATGTGTAAACTAAAATTGGTTTAAAATTAATTAGCTTGATGAGGGCCGTTTACGGTTTCCATTAATACAAATATAAGGAGTTCAAGATGGCTAATCCACATTTCCAAAACTTAATACTTAACGCTGGTAACAGCGAGTCCACCAAACATAAGAAGGATCTTCCTATGTTCTTGGTAAACCCGTCCAGTTCGTTGTTTTATCAATACTCAAATGATTTTATGACTTACGCTTCTGGCGATTTCACAATCACTACAACTGAAGCTGGTACAGGTTCAGCTACAGAGGCTTTGACTTCTGGAGCAGGCGGTCAACTTTTGCTTACTAATGCAGCAGGTGATAATGATTTAGACTTTTTACAGTTAAAAGGTGAGTCATTCAAACTAAGCAGCAGTAAAAGAGCTTTTTTTGAAGCTAGATTCAAAGTAAGTGATGCAACACAATCTGATGTTGTAATGGGTTTACAAATAACCGATACAACACCTCTTGCTGTTTCAGATGGTGTTTACTTTATGAAAGATGATGGGGATACAAACCTAGATTTTCATATAGAAAAGAATGGTACTGACACTACTACAGCAGCAGTTACTACTTTAGCTGACGATACATTTGTTAATGTTGGTTTCTTTATAGATCCAAACACTTCTCAAGTATCTTATTTTATAGGATCTGCCGCACCAGTAGGTGTAGTTAACACTAACTTACCAGATGATGAAGAGTTAACCGTATCTTTCGGTATTCAAAATGGTGAAGCAGCAGCTAAAACTATGACAATTGATTACATAAATGTAATCTGCGAAAGATAGGAGTAAATAATGGCTGATACAGTAACTTCCCAGACTATTCAGGATGGTGAAAAAATTGCCATTTTAAAGTTTACTAATGAGTCTGACGGTACAGGTGAATCTTCTGTAAAGAAAGTAGATGTTTCTGCTCTTACTACTAATAGTGCGGGTGAATCATGTACGGGTGTATCTATAGGTAGAATTTACTGGGCTACTAGAGGTATGGGTGTTGATATTGAGTTTGATGCTAGCACAAACGTCTTAGCAATACCCTTACCCGCTGATAGTACAGGTGATGAATACTATGACGATAGATTTACAGGTATACCAAATAACGCAGGTTCAGGCGTTACCGGAGATATAGATTTTACAACGGTTGGACATTCAAGCGGAGACGCTTACTCAATAATATTAGTTCTTAATAAAAACTATTAATGGCAGAGTACAAGGGTAAAACAGTAACTCTTAACCGACCAAGGGCTATCTCAAAAGGTAGTCCTGGGTACGGTAAAAAACGTAAAGAAGTCTTTGTTGTAGGCTGTAGTAGTGAAAGCTCTAGAGTCAAACGTATAACCTTTGGTGATGCTAAACTTGGTATGCACAAAGATAGCAAAGCAAGAAAGAAATCTTATTGCGCTAGAAGTAAAGGTATGGGTGGCACTACGGATAGATGTAGTGCTAATTATTGGGCTAGAAGAGATTGGGATTGTTAGATGGCCTCCGGTAAAAAAGACGCTTGTTATCACAAAGTAAAACGCCGTTATACTAAAGATGGCGGCACCTGGCCCTCTGCCTATGGCTCCGGAGCTTTGGTAAAATGTCGCAGAGTAGGAGCGGCTAACTGGGGCGAAGGTGGTAAAAAGGGTAAAAAGAGACAAAAAAAAGCAGGTGGTGGTCCTGTAACAATACGCGGTCAAGGCGTTGTTATGTCTAACAGATTAAGGTAATGGCAAAAAAAGAAACACTTAAAGATTGGTTTTCTAAAAATCAAGGCAAAGGGTGGATTGATTGTAAAACCGGAAAACCTTGCGGTAGAAAATCTAAAAAAGATAGTAAAAGGCCTTATCCTGCATGTAGACCAACAAAAGCACAATGTAATGCGGCGGCAAAAAAGAAAACAGGACCAAAAAGAATTAGTTGGAAAGATGGTAGAAAAAAAGCAGCAACTGGCGGTCCTATTACAATTAGAGGCCAGGGAATTGTTATGGCAAACAGATTAAGATAAAGTAATAATATGACAACATTAAAAAATCCAAAGAAAGCAGATTTAGATAAAGACGGTAAATTATCTTCTTACGAAACAAAAAGAGGTATGGCTATTGAAAAATCTATGAAGAAACAAAATCGTGCTAAAATGAAAAACGGCGGTTTTATAGCTAAAGGGTGTGGGGCTGTCATGAACGATAAACGCAAAGTTACAACTATTAGCTAGGAGAAAATTATGCCAAAGAAAAAATCTGAAGATCCAAAATTACAAGCAAGGTTAGACGCTAAAGTTAGACCTGATGAGTCTGTTTCTGATGACCGTATTTATTACAATATGCCAAAGAAAAAAGCTCCTGCTAAGAAAACAACTACTAAAAAAGGTAAAAAATAATGGCTAGTTATAAATCAAAAGGCGGCAAAAAAATGATGAAATCTAAGGGCGGAACTATGATGAAGAAGTCCAAAGGTGGAACTATGATGAAGAAATCTAAGGGTGGCACCATGATGAAAAAATCAAAAGGTGGCACTATGATGAAAATGTCAAAGGGTAGAGCCGTTATGAAAAAATCTAAAGGTGGATCTGTAGCAGCAGGATTTGCTAATAGAAGAAGAGAAGATCTAACTTAGTTAGTGGCTTATCTTTACAGTAATATACCCTATTTCAAATGTTGGGTAAGAAGAGAGTACACTCATAATCACGAAAAATACCATGGAGAGTTCCTTCATGCTATGGCAGTTGGTGTTACCACCATGCCTACTAGGTGTTTAAGTTTTCACATAATATTTACCGGAGAAGAATCCAACTGCGAAGATTGGAACGAGGGTAATATACATGGGGGCGCTATGTGGGCCAGAATGCCAATAACCGCTTTAGTTGCAGATACGTTAGTTGAAGACTTTGCAAAACCTATGTCAGTTCATGATGCACAACCTTGGGATTGTTCTTCACATAATAATTCAGTATATGTAATAGATAGAGCAACTCCTTGTCCTTGGCTTGCTAAGATAGACGGTCAAATATTCCCAGCCAAATATATGTTTACGGTTGACTACGCTGAGAATGAAATAGCAGATGATCCTGCACAACATAAAAGTAGTCATGTTATGGAATTGTTAGATGCTGGTGAATGGACAGGTAATATAGTTGCACTACCAAACAATAGAGTAAGAGTTACACATCCAGCTTGGTTTGTTACAGGAGAGGGAGCGCCTGATTTTAAACCGTCTCAACATATACATTATTCAAAATCTGATTTAGACTACACTTTAGACGTAAACAGGGTCTTTGATAATTTATACGCAGAGGATGAATAATGGCACTTTCAGGCAGTACAGACTTTGAACCTAATGTAGCTGAGTTTATAGAAGAAGCATTTGAGAGATGTGGATTAGAACTTAGGACGGGTTACGATCTAAAAACTGCCAGGAGATCTATAAACTTAATGTTGGCAGAGTGGGCTAATAGAGGTTTGAATCAATGGACAATTGAACAAGGCACTCAGACAGTTACACAAGGAACTACAGATTACACGTTAAATGCTAATGTAATAGATGTCCTAGATGTAATTGTAAGAAGAGACGTTAACAGCACTCAAACAGATATTTCTATCAGCAGAATAAGTAGATCTGAATACTTAAATATTCCAAACAAAACAACACAAGCTAGGCCTTCACAATTTTTCTTAGACAAATTAACTGCTCCGGTATTAAAAGTTTGGCCAGCACCAGAAAATAGTACAGATGTATTGGTTTTCAATAAAATTGTAAGAATGGATGATGCAGATAAAGCTACTAATACTATGGATATGCCGTTTAGATTTTATCCCTGTTTTGTTGCGGGGTTGGCGTATTATCTGTCGCTCAAGAAGTCTCCTCAACTTACCCCGCAACTTAAAGCTATATATGAAGAGGAGTTTAGAAGAGCAGCAGACCAAGATGAAGACAGAGCATCTTTTAGGATAAGACCTAATTTGAGGATGAATTAATATGGCTTATGCTGTTGGTAAATTCGCTAGAGCATTATGTGATAGATGTGGGTTTGAATACAAACTTAATGAATTAAAAAAAGAATGGAATGGTTTAAAAGTATGTCCTAACTGTTACGAACCCAAACATCCACAATTAGAACCTATAACGGTAAAAGCAGATCCTGAAGCTTTATATCAACCAAGACCCAATAACGATAAAGAAGTAGGAGAGGGTTTCGTTGTTGTTACAAGTTCTAATATATTTCAAAATGATTTTATGAATCCATCTATATTGCCATCAAATTTTGTTGTTGAGAAAGTGACAGCATCAGTAGGTGAAGTTACAATTACTACGTCATGACATTAACTGAACTAAAGACTCTAATACAAAATTATGTGGAAAATGAGGAGACAACTTTTGTTGCTACCTTGAATGATTTTATTATTAATGCTGAAGACAGATTATTTGAATTAATACAGTTAGATTATTTTAGAAAAAATCAAACTGGTAATTTGACAACTGGTAATACTTATTTAACAGTTCCAACAGATTTTCAATTGAGTTTTTCATTAGCAATTATAGATAGCGCAGGTGCATATCAATACTTAGATAAAAAACATACCACATTTATGAGAGAGTTTGATGCAGATCCTACTGATACTTCTGCAAGAGGAAAGCCTTTGTACTATGCAGATTTTGACAAACAATTATCTACAGCATCAAATAATGGATCTACTTTGATTGTAGCTCCAGTTCCAGATGCAGATTATTCAGTTGAATTACATTATTTATACAAACCAAATAGTTTGACCGTAGACACTACAGGAACTTGGTTATCTAAGAATGCTAGAAACGGTTTACTTTATGGTGCTTTAATAGAAGCATACACATTTATGAAGGGTGATGCAGACTTAATGCAAGATTATGAAAAAAGATTTAATTTAGAAGTTTTGAGGTTGAAGAATCAAGCAGAGGCAAGAGGAAGAAAAGACGAATACCGTTATGATTCTTTACGAACTTCTGTTTCGTAAAATAAGGAGAGTGAATGGAAAAGATTGAAAGTCTTAAAGGCAAGTCTATTGCTATTGTGGGTATGGGAAAAAGTTGGTTTGACTACAACCTAGCAAAATCTCATGGGGTGCATTTTGATGAAGTATGGGCTATTAACGGAGTAGGTTCTGTTATTTATCATGATAGAGTTTTTATGATGGATCCTGCATCTAGGTTTTTAGATACAGATGATGCTGGCGGTCAAACTGAAAGCATGAAAGAGCTTTTATTAAATCATGAGGGTCCAATATACACTTGTGAGTTAGATGATCGTTGTCCTGGTCTAGTTGAATATCCCCTAGAAGAAGTAGTTTCTTATTCTAGTTGTCACTATTTAAACAATACCGTTGCTTACGCAGTTGCTTTTGCTTACTGGAATGAAGTTGCTAATTTAAAACTATTTGGTATAGATTTTTCTTATAAAGGTAATTTACATTTTGCTGAATCAGGTAGAGCTTGCGTGGAGTTTTGGCTAAGTAAATGTATATCAGCCGGTATGCAAGTTGAAGTTGCACATACCTCTGGATTATTAGATACAGATGTGCCAGCAGAACAAAAACTCTACGGTTATCATAGGTTAAAAAACCCTTACGTTATTTTAGTTGATGAAGAAGGAATCAAATTAGAACGTATAAATAATTTGGAAATAGTAAAACAAGAACATGAACCTGTATTAATAGATAGGCATGATTCTCACCTAAAACCGATAGAGCCTGAAAAATGGTAGATGAAGTAACCCCAGCAGGGATGCCAGGATTAGGCCTTATAGAGGCTAAAACGAGTAATTATGGCGGACATCCTCCTGAATTTTGGGCAGAAAGACTTACAGAAAAAATTGTAAGTTCTAGTAATAGTGAAGATCCATACATAAAAGAACAAGCTAGAGCCTATAAAGATTTGATATACCAAGTTAGTTTGATTTATATACATAATGCTATAAAATCTTATAAGGCTACCTTGATTCAAGAGCTTATGACGGCTGGTGAAGAAAATGTAGCTAAAATTGTAAAAAGGATATAAATATGGCTATCACATCAACATTAACAACCAGCTTTAAAAAAGAGCTGCTAGAAGCTGTCCATAACTTCAAAAACTCAGGAGGAGACACGTTTAAATTAGCTTTATATACAAGTTCTGCTACTTTAGGTGCTACTACTACTGCGTTTACAACTACTGGACAAGCATCAGGAACTAATTACACCTCAGGAGGTGCAAACCTTACTAGAGTAGATCCAACTTCAAGCGGTACAACTGGTTTTACAGATTTTGCCGATTTGACATTTGGAACAGCTACCGTAACTGCTAGAGGTTGTATGATATACAACTCAACTGACAGTAATAAATCTGTTGCTACAATAGATTTTGGTGGCGATAAGACATCAACAGCTGGTGATTTTACAGTAGTTTTCCCTGCGGCAGCAGCAAGTACAGCTATTATTAGAATAGCTTAGTAAATGTCAGGTTGGGGTCGTTCCACATGGGGGACAGGTCCTTGGGGTGAACCTGCCTCGATTCCTGTAAGCTTCACCATATCTGGTGTAGCTGCAACTTCTGCTTTAGGTTCTGTAAGTGTAGATGCAGAAGCTAATGTAACTCCTTCCACTTTAGTTGCCACTTCTGCTGTAGGTTCTGTTACTACGGTAGCTGCGGCTAATTTAACACTTTCAGGACAAGCTGGAACATCCGCTTTAGGCACATCTACTGTTGATGGAGAAGCAAATGTAACGCCTACAGGACAGTCTGCTACAAGTGCAGTATCTGGCGTAGGTGTAAATGCTCAAGCTGTAGCTGTATGTCCAAGTGCAGTAGGAACACTAGGTTCAGTTTCAGTTGATGTAGATGGTGAGGCAAATGTGCCTCTTTCTGGCCTAAGTTCAACAGGATCTGTTGGTTCTGTAACAGTACATCATAATGAAATATTTACAGTAGATGGTGTTTCTGCGACAGGATCTGTAGGATCTCTTACGGTTGTAGCTAAAGCAAATGTAACTTTAATTGGATTATTTGCTACTGGAGAGCTAACAAATCCTTTTGTTTGGAGTCTTGTAGATGAAACTCAAACTCCTAATTACACTAACATAGATCAGACTCAAACCCCTGGTTGGGAAGATGTTGCTTAACTATGCCGAAGAAAGGTAATATAATTAATTGAACGGAGATATGAATGGCTACTTATGTAAATGATTTAAGACTTAAAGAAATAGCTACTGGTGATGAGTCAGGAACTTGGGGAACTTCAACAAAT